TTAATTGCTTTTCCTGTTATGCTTATAGCTGTACCCATAATAGCATTATAATCAACTACCTTTCTAGGCATAAACTCTTGTGGTTGAGTTCCGTCATAGAACCAAATCTCATCTTCAGTAGATATAAGAATACCATCGTTTACTGGTTTTAACATGGTAATCCTACTACCAAGTTTGAAGTAGTTCTCTGAAAGATTAAACCACGAATAAGCAAGAGGTTCTGAATAGTACACATAATCATTTACTGCAATATAAATTCTTCCACGATAGTAAGCAAGTAACTGTCCAACTGGAGGAGCAACAAACTCTTTATTAGTCTGTGGTCCTACATAGGTTAATGGAACCCAGGAATAACTAATCCTATTTGTAACATATCCTTGTTCAATTCCGTTGGTATAGTAAGTCTTATTATCAACAGTAATGTAATCCATACGAGCATTTATTGTTACATTTCTTATTGGGGTATGAGAATAATCTCTCTCAAGAACTGTAAAAGCATTACCTGTGACGTATAAGGCATATCCACCAAGTGAATATAAACTATGAATAGATCCAGTCAGAAGTGGGGCATACCCCTTCCTTCTAGATATTCTTGATCTGGCATCAAAGTCTATGTTAACAGCAACTGCCATCTCACTTAAACCAGTACCCTTTGATCCTTTAGCAGCAGAATCAAATATAAGTCGCATAGGGTCTACGGCATTGTTTAGTCCGTTAGAACCCTTAGTTAAAGTGACATGCTTAAATGCCATTATACTGCCCACCTACTTGTGATAACATGGCGAGACCTTTTAGCTGCCCACTCTAGAAGTTGATACTTATACTTCTTATACTGACCTTCATGATACACTTTGTTAGGCTTTATACCATCTTCCATACCCTCTTCAAGCTCATCATAAAACAACTCTAATGTCTTGTGTAATATGAGGGGTCTTTGTAAAGGTTCCGGTATTTCAGATGGAACACTATCAGATCCTGTTAATGGAGTGGGGAATATAGTATAGTAGGTGACGAGAGCTGTTGCTACTGTAGGTATACCCTGATAGTACAGAGTACTTCCTTCTAATACAACACACTCTACGTCACCTACTTTATCAAGCAAGGGATAATCTGACAGGAGGTTTGTCAGACCACCCTCCACAAAGGGAATCCTACCACTCGCTGTTCCTATGAATAGGAGGCGCTGTGCATTTCCTGAGGGGAGGGCAACCCAAGCCTGATTAAGAACAGTATTAACAGTAGTTAGTACTCGCAGGGCAGGCAACTCCACATCTATGGAGATCTCGTTGCGTGCTTGGTTTATCATAGAAGGAATCCTATTGACTATTTCGTCAGCAGTATCCTTCAACCCTACAAATACCTCGTCCTGTAAGACACCGAATCTCATCTTTTCCTCCATCCAGAAAAGTCAAATTTTGACGTTTTCTGTTACATTCCTGGAACGTCTGTGACCAGCATATGAATACGCCAGACACCTGCAGTAATTGCTCCTGCATTAGTTGCAACACTGTACACACATGGAACAGTTGCAGCAGCACCAATGATAAGACGACTTGCTGTTGCCCAAGTCTGCGCTGCAGCACCAGTCAACCATACTGATGTATTAGCAGTAGTTGGGCCGTAGTATGCAGGAGTTGCAAGGGTAATATCTGCCATAAGCAGGAACTGGTCTACATCTACTACAGTTACCGTACCACCTGTGGTAACGGCATCTGTTGCAAGCGAACCCATACCAACTGTGATAGTGCTTCCTGAGGTAATAGCAGTAATGATCTGCATAGCAAAACCAAGAACGATGGTAATTTTGCCTGCATTGGGGAAAGAAAAGTATACTGTTTCTGCACTCTTCACAGCGTCAACTGATGCGTCAATGAGGGCAGAAGACAACCAATACGGAGAAGTCAGAACATTTGTCCTGAGATCAGTACGTCTCTTATCGAGCATTGCCATAGTCGTTTACCTCTTATACAATAACAGTATACTCACAGAAGACTGTAATAACTCCTGCGGTACCTGCATTTCTGTTGCTGGTAAGGGTCAGCATGCCACTTGCCGCGTTGAAGTATTTGCCAGGGAAGGACAATACACTATCCTTCATAGCAATCTTCATTCCGAGTGCATCAGGATCGACAATATCACTTGACATAAATCCTGCCGGAGATGCTACCTCGCCATTGCCAAGCCATCCAACTGTTACAGTGGCTGAACCAAGTGAGTATACTGTAGATACCCACGCCCAAACCTGAGTGACAAAAGCAAACTGTGGTATTTGAAGCAGCAGATAGGTTTCATCTGCCGGCGCTACCAAGCGCTTGCTTTTAGCCAACCTGTAATTGTCGGCAGCTGCGTAACTAATTGCATTAATAGCCATTAGTTTACTACCTCCTTACATCTTTGTTGCGTAAGAAGCGCCGACTATAACACCGAAGTCGTTGCTGTCGAATCGTACCTTTTTCATACCGAAGATACCACCGCCTCTGATATTAACGAAGCGCTCTGCATCCTTGGTATAAGGGGTAAAGGACATTACTGTCGACTTGGACTCACCAGCGCCACCCCAGGCAAACACAGCAGCCTGTGCTCCGAGAAGCAGATTCCGATATACATTGGCAGTTGGGGAACAAATCCTTTCAGACTTGGACACCAGGAGACCATTGTACTCGAACTCCACTGACGGCAATGCAAGTTTCTGTGCTGACCGGAGAAGATCGCCCCACTGACCAACATTGGTATTCCTACGCAGCATGTCAAAGACATACGTGTGAAGGATTACACGGTAATACTTCTTACCGCCGATCATAATAGGACGTACTTTAAAACAGTTGAGATTGGTGTTCATCATCTCAGCATTCTGTTTCATCCTATCAAGGAATGTAAGATCCATGACATCAGCCGCGGTCTGAGATGCTTCGGCAACGTCATTTACCTTTATGAAATGTGAAGTATCCGGCTCTTCACAAGCCTGCGCAAACGTCTTGCCGGCCACTAGGTAGCCAGATACACCGCACAGAGTCTTAAAGGCGAATGTAGAAAGTTTGTCAGCCCACCACTCCTGAAGACCATCTTTACCTTCCTGTACAAGATTGTACGGAATGCGCTGCTCTTCCATCCTGCCACCAGTATCAACAGCATGGTTAAGCTCTTCGATGGTTGTCTTGAAGTTGCGGAACTGCAGTTTCTCTTCGTTTCCTTCGACTGTATCGTTACCTACGATACCTTCGCCGGAGAGGGGAAGACGAATACCAAACGTGATCTGATCACCTTCTCCCTTACCCAACTCTGTTCTGAGCTGAATAATGGAGTTTGAATCGGACCCAGTAAGGTCATTAAACTCGGTTGCAGGAAGGATTACTCTGAAGAGTTCCTTTGCCCACTTCTTCCGAGTGAGGTTATCGTTTGAAAGCATTACTGTTTTCGGGGCCATAAGCCGTCTCCTTATTTAAGTTCGTTTTGGAGATACTTCTTGTAGACATCGGCAGGCACTGTATTAAGTTCGTCCTCAGACATGGCGTCTATCCTGGCTGCTGTCCAAGCGCCATCAACGACTGTACCACCACCAGGTATATCATGGATAGATGGGGCAATCTCATCCTTCTTCAAAGGCTTCATGTAATCAGGATGAAATTCCTTTATCTTACCATACATATACTTGTATGGGTTAGGCATACCCCATATCTGATTCTCAATCTCAGTAACCCTGTCAACAAGCCGTCCTCCCTCTTTAGTTACTTGCACCCTCGCTAGCTGCTCCACAATGTCATCGAAGCGTTTCCGTGTAACAATCTGTCTGACATCTTGGTATGTAGGATTTAACTCCATCATTTCGAGGATCGTAGCAAGCTGGTCATTTCTGACTTTTTCAATAGCAGCTATACTTTCTTCCTCTTCCGGAGAAACCTCAGGAACCAACTTCGCCTTGACAAGAATGTCATTCAACTTTGCTAGCGTTGTTTCCAATGTAGATATTGTCTTTGCCTGATCTCTAACCTGCTGTTGTAATTCCTCAGCCGCTGTCAAATCAGGAAAAATTACAGCTGCCTTCTCTGCCTCTAACTCCGCAACAGTTTTTACAACTTCTTCTGTTTTGGGCTCTATCTCGACTCCAGGTTCGTTTACCTTGTCAAGATCTACTATTTCCTCTTTCGGTGTTTCCACCGCTGCCACGTCTGCCATGATTAAGTCCCTCCTTGAGTTTTAGCTGCAGCAGTTTGCTTTGCAGCAACTTCCTGCATCTTTATACCTTGTTCAACAGCGAACATCTTATCTTTCCTAGCCTGTTCTTGCTTATTGTACTCGCGCACTCTCAGTTTAGCTGTGAGGGGTAGGTCCGAGTACTCAAAAATCAGGTCAGGTGGTATCGTTCCAGGATTATTCTGAGAGAATGTCATCAACATCTCTAAAATTGCTGACCGCATTGTAGCGTTGTCCGCAACTTCGTCAATATCCATGTCATATTCAAGATATGATACATCGTTAAAGCCCTCAGAACCAGGACTCATCTGAGTATTTATCTCTTGAAGCTTAGTACCTTCATCTCCTTCGATACGAATAATTTCTTGGTTAGTTACATACTGCTGAATCATAGAAAGTAACATTTTGCAGGACAGCAATCTGCTCTTTCTAAGATTATGGAACAGAATATGGAGTACTGCTACACCAGTTTCTTGTCGTAACCTTACGGTTACTCCAGGCTCGCGTGACGAAGTCTGCTCGCCCATAAGAGAATCCTGAATTCCACTGGTATCCTTAGTACTTTGAACGAACATACCATCAAGTTGCCCATAAATAGGAGATATTTGTGGCTGTTGTTCAAATTTGTACTTGGTCATACCATCTTTTGTGACTTCAAGATGGAAACTAGGATCACTTGAGCGAGTTTCATACTCCTCAATATTAAGAATAGCACCTGTTTCATGTACCAATATACCCTTAGGTAGTGTTTGTAGAAGATGAACAAGCTGTCTACGAATAGTGTTCAGACCACGCTGTGGGTCTTTCATCATATTTATGACTGAGAACCACCTATTCTCGTAGTCACTTCTATAAGCTCCAAACAATATGTAAGGAATCTTATTGTGAATATAAGGAGAAGCACCTTGTGCCAGTATTTTTGTGCCTGAGAAAATAGCAAAGTAGCAACGCCTATTAATTGCATCAAGCATAAGAGGTACTGCTTGCTGTGCTTGCTTGTAACCATCGACTATTATTTGCCACTGAGCAGGGGTAACAGACTTTGGTATCTGAGTACGAGGATCTTTGAACCAACACATCTTCTCATATTTAAAGTACCAACACTGTGATATACGATACATATTCTTAACTGTATCATAGTACGCTGGACCAGCAGCATTTGCATTAGAGTTCATAACAGTAAAATCTGCATCAGTCATGATCGGCCATCTTGCCTTTATAGTTTCTTTACTGAACCACTCATCAGCAAAGAAGTAACGAGAATCACTCATGTCATACTCAGTAGATGTAGGATCTGGTAAGCACTTATTACCATCAATAATCACAGCCTTAAGTTCTGACTTAAAAGGATTATCGTTAGATACATACAGATGTAAGTAACATCTTCCACCCTTTATAGCTTTATCAAATGAATCTACTTCGCGATCCATAAGATCTAATTTACGTCTGTAATGTTTAAGAACACCATTCATAAGCTCAGTCATAGCCTCATCTTCTGTTGTTACAGGAAAGACATAAGGACTACGATGTGACTGAGCAGCTAAACCTGTAAGCATATTGATCTTTGGGAGTATGATATTATAAGTAGTATTAGGACGTTGCTTATCAATAAGTTCACTTTTTACCGTATCAGTATCTTGATCACCAGCATAAAACTTATTATCCTCAATATACTCCTCTCTGAACTTTACTTCAGCTTTACAACCCTCAGCCTCCTTAAGCCACTCCTGTAACTGATTGAGCAAATCTACATCTGCCTGGGTTGAGTCTGGTTTAGTTTCTATAGCACTGTCAGCTACTATATTACCACTCATATAAACTCCTAGCTATGCGGCCCTTCGGGGCCGCCCAGAAAAGAAGAAGCAAAAGAAGCGCTTTGAGACAAGAAGAAGTGGGAGGTGCGCCCCACTTGTGCACGCAACTCCACACAGTGGTGACTCACGCACTGACACGTCAAATTTTGACTTTTCTTACTCATTTCTTCCTCTTGGGTCGGGGAGGGGTTGCAACTTTACTCTTCCCTTTTGATGATGCCCACTTCTTTGGTATAAGCTTAAATAACCCTGAGAGCTTATCGCTCGAGTCGGTTTTAGGGGTCATACACTCATCCATCCTTGTGCTGTTCGTCCACCCCTACTATCAGTTTCGTAGGCTTTTCCAACCCTTTTGCGCGACTTCTTTCCGCCCCAAACCCTGGTTGATACATTGTAAAAGTATTCGGTGAGTCCCAGGGCATCGGCAATGTTCGGAGAGGAGACACCTCTCTTTCGCATATCACGCTTGCTTTCGATGACATAACCTCCGGACTTGTTAAATGAGTACCGCACTGATGCGAGTTCATTGGCCAACTCCTGCCCCATAGAAACGGGTTCGTCTCTCAGTTTAATACCAGGGAAGCTATATTGCCGATCTCTACAACGGTCTCTCATATTACACCAAAGCTCGTCACGTAAGCGATCATACTTGCGTGTATTAGCTGATGATGTGTTTACATTGATACCAAAGATACCTGGCATTCTATGTAATGTAAGCCAATCAACTACACCAGCCCCAATTCCCACCTCATCCACTGCACACCCCTCAGCATCAAGGTCACTGTATGTTTCGTTTATGAACCCGCCTAAGGATATAGTATTCATACCTTGGAAAGTTCGCCAAGGGGATATAATACATCCCTGGCGGGGGAGTATGATTGACTTGTCATCTCCATACCTTGCTACATCGACCCCAAGGTAGAGAGGCGAATCCTCAGGAACCGAAATCTCGTTATCAATACACGCTTCTGCCCATGAAAGTGGGATAAGGGAAGTATCGTCCTCAAGGGGAGGATCTCCCATAACACGAATCCTGAAGACGTTTGAGTCAATCCCGTACTTTGTAGCCATATACTCACAATATGAAGGGGATACATTTTCTGATTCGCGGGAGTCCCAATGTAATCTTGCCCATTGTTTGCATAAGGTGGGGTGAAAGTGTGTATCATAAAAGTATCCTGTGTTACGAGTCATATTACCGATCAGTAACACTCGGTTATCTTCCTGAGTTAAGGCCCCTTCGAGGGGTACGTACATCGGATCAGGTACACCAGACGCTTCATCAACCACAAGTAAAAGATGATCTCCGTGTAGACCAGCCAACGTCTCAGCCTGTTCTTCTTTAGACGCTTTAACACTTGGTGAGATTGCTCTGATCCACCATTCACGAGATGACTCCTTATTAAAGATCTTATCTTTCTGGATGACGAACTCATCCGCTATTTTAGATTGACGTAACCACTTAGATATCTCTGACCATAAGATATCTGACAGCTGCCGTGCAGTGGGGGCGGTACAGGCAGACTTTGCGTAAGGTCTGGTGGCTTCGAACCAGATTAACACCCAGGCAGCAAATGCATCTTTACCAGTCCCGTGGCCAGATCTGATAGACATGCGCTTTGTTTTCGGGATCAATCGGAGTGCCTCTGCCTGTTGCCTTGATGGGGTGGCCCCTATACACTCTGTGACGAAGAGTAGAGGGGACTCTCGCCAACGGCGTAGAGTGTCCAACACTAATGGATTAAGAACAATGTCGGCACTCAAAATTGGGGCACTCCCTCGCTTGGGCGGGGCACTTCGACTGCTGTCGTATCAACAAATGAAGGGCGACTTATCGAAACGGCTTCCCTCTCTAGGTGTATTAGGTAAGCCACCAGACCCTTTATCTCAGTAGGCTTACCATTTGCTAATAACTCGTTTTCCTTAAGCGTTTTAAAGGCTGCAACTAAGTCCCTTAATGACGCCCCAACAAGCTTCTCTTCAGTGATATTCTCTAATATATTAGCTTGAAGCTCAGTTAGCTGTAGGTGCTGAACCCTTCTATACTCTTCAATAATTGGCTCTGCTGATATAAGCTCCGCAGTTTTCTTTTGAATAAAAGCTGGCGTCACTTTTAACTGCGTAGCAATCTCCCCCGATGTAGAACCCCCATCTAAGAGTTGCATCAGCTGTTTTAAGTCAACACTTTCTTCATTATCCATGTTAAGATACTACTAAATTCATTCCCAGATGTCAACTATAAAATCATAGTTTACGCATTTTCTATATATAAGTTGGCGGAACGCCATATAAGTTGGCGGAACGCCAGAAACGTCAAAAATTGACATGGTTACTGGCGGAACGCCATGGTTACTGCGAAGTACTAAGTAGGGATGTTTATTTTTACTCGTGGATCGCTAAGGGTCTTTCCCTTACCTGATGACGGGGGGCCGTGGGGCTTGGTGGGGGTAAGGTAATTATATTAAATCTTCCTTTATTCCCAGGTGGTGGGGCATGATTAATTCCATAACAGCTAATCATATAATCATATAATCATATTAAGCCATACAAACACCTGAACCATTAAGGAATTTAATTGGCAAGCTGTTTAATAAACACTGGTT